GCAGGAATGAATCCAGATTTAGCATACGGCAATGTTAATGGCACTGCTCCCGCTAGTCCTGGTATGACCTCCGGAGAACCCTCTCTACCTGTTGATTATTCTGCTATTGCTGGAAAGCAAACTATTGGTTCGGCTGTCTCCCAAGCCTTGTCGAATGAGCAAGCCCAAGCAAATATAGCTCTGACGCAGGCCCAAGAGAATAAAATGAACCAAGAAGCCGGAAAGATTTCGGAAGAAGCAAATGGTGTTCGTATTGATAATCTGACTAGAGGTGAATCCAATACTCTTGAAATTCAGCTTAAACAAGGAGTTATTAAACTTAACGATTCAGTAAAACAACTGAACGAACAGAATAAGAAGAATTTACAACAACAGTTGGAGAATCTTAAATTGGAAAGTAATAATCTTGCTGAACAATGGCAGGTTATTCGTGAAACTTGGAGTAATCTAAGAGTAGATAAAGCTCTGAAAATGATTGATTTAAAATTTCGTGAAAAACAGAATGTTTTTATTTTGAAAAAAATATCTAGCGAAACTAATCTCAATTATGTACAAGCTTCGTCTATGACAAAACGCCTTATGTTGGATATGGCTCTAGGAAAGACGCAAATGAATCTTATGACCCAACAGGCAATTACTGAAACTCAAAAGCGTGTAAATATGCGTACTGAAGATTGGTATAACCGTGGTAAGATTCGAAGTGTTTATTTACAAAATGGACAACTATCTTTTGATTTTAGTCAGTCTATTAAATGGGATGATACAATGAAATCTATTGATTGGTGCGAGAAATTCTGCCGTTCAATATTCATGCTTACGCAGTCATTCCAAGGCGCTGCCTCTGGTTCTATACCAAAGGCAGGCGGCAATCCGTTTTACCCGCAAGGTGTGAATTGGTAAATGTGAGGCAGGTTGTTACCTGCCTCTTTACGATTTATTCGAAAATCGTTGCTCTATAACTTGATAATGTATAAGCAACTGACACACGTTTGATTATCAACATCTTCGATGCAGTTGCGATTTGCTTTTAAGTACTCCTACTGTGAGTAGGTTTGTCCTAAAACCGATTTAGTATGTATAATTTGTATTGTGAACACCCTGTTATTATTCGACATCCTCGTTTGAAGGATTTGTTACCTGTTTTTGGTTCGTATCGTACTCCTAACGGTTTGTATGATTTAACTCCATCCCAGTGTCATACGTGGAAATATCGTTTTCCAGAGTGGTTATTTTCCGCTCGCAAGTGTGGCGTTACTCTTGATAATATTGATGATTTCCAAATCATTAATCTAAGAACTGGTGAGACTTCTCCTATGTTTATGGCTGTTCCATGTGGGAAATGTATTCTTTGCCGTGATAAGAAAAAGAGAGAATGGTCTTTTCGTGCCACATGTGAGAATGTATTCTCTACTTCAATCCCTATTTTTGTGACCCTTACTTACAACAATAAACACCTCCCTAAACATGGTGTATTTAAAGAAGAGATACAACTCTTCATGAAACGTCTCCGCATTCGTTTAGATCGTCTAGGTTATAAACATCAGATAAGATATTTTTTCTGTTCTGAATATGGTTCTAAGTCTGGTAGGCCGCATTATCATGCTATTTTTTGGAACTTTCCTCGTGATGGTGCTTTGGTTAACATTTGGAATGTCGTTAAGATGATTGAGAAAGCCTGGTCTTATAATGGTGAGCCCCTCGGATTTGCTTATGCCGTTTCTTGCGATAAAGGTGCTATTGGTTATGTGATGAAGTATATGTCTAAAATACCCCGCATTCCTGATAATATGAATAATGTGTTTTTTCTCTCATCTCGCAAAGATGGCGGAATAGGCGCTGCCTATGCTCGTCGTTTGATGCCATTTTATCGTGCTAATCCTCAATGTCTAGATATAACTGTTTGTGACCCTTATAGCGGTATGTCTACTACTGTTACTTTACCGGAATATTTTAAGCGTTTGTATTATCCTGCTAATTCTAGTGTATTATCTAAAGAAATCCGTGATGCGTTTAAAAAATTGTGTGATTGTATATCTGATAGGTATACTATTCATTGTGCCGGAAATTATATTGATAAGTTACGCTTCTCTGATATTGAAAAGAAAGTGCTTCGCAAGTATTCGTTTCTAAGTCCTAAGGTTTGTAAATATCCTATCGGTAAAAAGATGGATTATTATACTCAAATTCCTTGGCAGGCTCTCGATGATATATATGTTGCTAATGAGTGCGAAATAGCTTCCCTATGTCGGTTTCTTATGCTTGAAAGTATTGATACGACTTGGTTTGAAATTCGTGATGAAATTTTACAAAAGCGGCAACGTGCTATAGATGTGCGTTTTTCCAATATGCAACCTATCAATATAAATGATGTTAAATACAGGAAATTAAATGCTCTAAAACTTGCAGAATTAAGGGAAAAGGTATAATTTTACCACGTAATCAAAATGTATCGTTATGAGTAAGCCTATATGTTATAATTGGATTTTACGTATTGTTGACCAAAATGGTGAACGGTATGAGAGTAGAATGGATTATACGTTAGCTAATATGCGTAAATGCTTGAATTTTTGGCGCTCTAAGCCTGGTGTTTTGAGTGTCTCTGCTTATAAACAATTTACTAATCTTTAATGTTTCACGTGGAACAATGGAAAAAAGAGTAATTTTAACTACATTACGTATTATGCGTAGGGCAACCTTAGAGCCTATTGTAGATATAAAACTAGGTGTGTTTGAACGTCCTTCACAGTCTGAAAAGATTCGTGCGTCTCTTGTGGAATCCAATCCGGATTTTATATTTTTGGCTAAACATGAAGAGTTATGTCCTAATTTATTTCCAGATGATGAAGATAACGCCCAATCAATGCATAGAAATAGTTAAACTTATTTCTACTTTCGTAATAGGTATTATTACTACTTTGTTTGTACAAAGTTGTACTTTGTCTCTTAGCGTTGCTAAGAATAATAATAACGCTACACAGAAAACCGAACAGACTTCGACTTCTAGTGTAGATAGTACTCATGTAAATTTATATCGTTAATTATGGCTAATGGTGCTTTTGATGCTACTTTAGATGTTAACAATGAGATTAAGGTTAACAATTTTGATTGGTCTCACGCCAATAATCTGACTACTCAAATTGGTCGTGTTACTCCGGTGTTTTGTGAACTTGTTCCGGCTCATGGTTCGGTAAGAATCAATCCCCGATTCGGTTTGCAATTTATGCCTATGGTATTTCCTATTCAGACTCGTCTGCGTGCTCGTATGATGTTTTTTAAATATCCTCTCCGTGCCCTATGGGATGGCTATCGAGATTTTGTAGGTAATTTCCGTGAAGATTTGGAAGAGCCCTATCTAGATTTGAATACATCGACCCGTCTTGATGCTATGGCAAAAACTGGTTCGCTTGGTGACTACTTAGGACTTCCTACTACTTTATTTGGTAAGTTTGGTACTACTATTTCGGTTAATACTACCGGACATATTTGGGGATTGAAAGGTAACCAATTTAACGGTTCTGACCAAATGCAGTATGTTCCTAGTATTCCTATTGATTCAGTTTCTAATATACTTGCATTTTTAGGCTTAAGTCCTTCTCCTTCTGATACTCCCTCCGACCGTATTAGTTGGACTGTTCCTTCTCCGGGGTCTGCTTCTGCTAGTAATACCGTCAATATCGTACCCTATATTTCTGCTTCTGGTATTGCTGGCTCTGATTCTATCACTGCTAATTCTCGTTTGGAATTTGATATACCTTGGAAACGCATTTCTAATCCTACTTCTGCCGATTTGACTGCGTTTAGCGAAGGCGCTGTTTCAGGATTTGCGAAGAAATCTAATTCTTATACACTATTGAATTTTATTCAAGCTACGTTCAATGCTGTTGATGGCGATAGATTTGTTAAGTTATTGTTCTCATTTCCGGAATCAATGTACGGTTCTACTACTGACGATTTTGAGTTTTTTTCATTCTTAAATTTATATTCTGCATTTGGTAGACGTATTTCAGGAAATACTACTGCTTGGGGATTGCAAAATACTTCTCTTGGTCGTGCTTTTTTAGATATTCCTGATGGCGAGAAAACTACGGGTTTTCTTCTTCGAATATCTGATTTTGATTTAGCTGGTTCTGGAGCACAAGCTCATTATTATCTTACTGCTGATAAACCTGTTGATTTGACGCTTAATTCTTCGCCTTATTATAATTCCGGTTCGTCAAATAAGGATAAACAGATTAAAATTTCTGCTTATTCATTCCGAGCTTATGAAGGTATTTATAACGCTTATATTCGTGATAATCGTAACAATCCTTATTATGTTAATGGACAAGTCCAGTATAACAAATGGATTCCTACTTATGATGGTGGTGCAGACCAGAATATTTATGAATTGCGTTACGCTAACTGGGAAAAAGACTTCCTTACTACTGCTGTTCAATCTCCGCAACAAGGTACTGCACCTCTTGTAGGTATTACTACTTATACGGAAACGGTTGAAACAACGTCTGACGATGGTACACCTGTTACTAGGGAATTATCTCGTATTGCTCTGGTAGATGAAGATGGTAAGAAATACCAGGTTTCATTTGATTCTGATTCCGAGGGTTTGAAAGGTGTATCTTACGTTGAACTTGATAATGAAGTTAAACTTCGTCAGCCTCGTAACCTGATAGATGTTGTAACGTCTGGTATTTCAATCAATGATTTGCGTAATGTAAACGCATACCAAAAGTTTTTGGAGCTTAACATGCGCAAAGGGTATTCTTATCGTGATATTATTGAGGGTCGTTTTAACGTTAAAGTCCGCTATGATGAATTGTTGATGCCCGAATTTTTCGGCGGTTTCTCTCGTGATATTGAGATGCATTCTATCAGCCAGACCGTAGACCAAGACCTCAATGGCTCGCAGACTTATGCAAAGGCGTTAGGTTCTCAATCAGGTATTGCAGGTGTTCGTGGTGATTCTGGAAGAGCTCTTGAATGTTTCTGCGATGAAGAGAGTATAGTTATGGGTATTTTGATTGTCACACCGTTGCCAGTGTATACACAATTGTTGCCTAAACACTTCACTTATCGAGGTTTGTTAGACCATTATCAGCCGGAGTTCAATCATATAGGATTCCAACCTATTTTGTACAAAGAAGTTTGTCCGTTACAAGCTTATAGCGACGGTCCTGACACTTTGTCCGATGTATTTGGCTATAATAGACCGTGGTATGAGTATGTGCAAAAGTATGATCAGGCGCACGGATTATTCCGTACAAACTTGTCAAATTTCTTGATGCATCGTGTCTTTAATCATAAACCACAGCTTGCTCAATCATTTTTAGTTATTGACCCGGCTCAAGTAACCGACGTGTTTGCAGTGACGAAAGCGGATGACGGTACAGAGCTTACAGATAAGATATATGGTCAAATCTGGTTCGACTGTACGGCGAAATTGCCGATTAGCCGTGTCGCTATACCTCGGCTTGATTAGAAAATAGTTTTTCTTTTGTTTTTCCGACAATGCCTAAACTGCGCACTTTAGCCGGATTGCGTCAAGGGTTATTGTAGTAAAATATGTTAAATGCGCGCGTGCGTTTCGCGCGTGCGTATTTAATAGATTTTAGTACAATGTTCATTGACCTTTCCGGATAAAGTACCTATCTTTGCATTATCGTGAAAATTAAAGGGAAAGTATTTTCCCTCTGCGTGAAACGCAAATTAATAGCAACTCTGTTGCGTGCGTTAGGGATAGAGGCGAGTATCGGAGTGAAACGTAGATATGTTTGAGCCGGATAGCCCGCTCGAACGCTCAAATTATAAATCTTTAAATTTTTTAATTATGGCACTTAGAAAATTGATTCCGCAAATTAATTCGGTTTCTTGCAAATTATCTTCAAAAGATATGCTTGTTACAAAACCGGATTTGGCGATTACGCCTAGTCAAGTCCAAGAATTAACGAATAAAGGTATTTCGGTGAGTTTGCCGAATGCAAAACAATTTTTGGACGGACATGCTATAGAAACGGCTAAGAGTTGGGACGTTGACCCTATATTTAAACGTGATGCAAATATTTGTACTATGTTTGAACTCGAAAGAGATTCTCAAGGCAAGATTATTCGTGCCCATAAAGTTGACCGCAAAAAATTTGGTGATTAATGTACGGTTTAATTGGTGCGGCACTTGGCGCAATTTCCCAAAATTTTAATATCTCCGAATCCATTGCAGCAAACAAGCAAGAACAACAGTCAAATCGTGATTACAATTTGAATCTTGCAAAGTTGCAAAATCAATGGAATCGTGAACAATGGGAAAGAGAAGCCCAATATAATTCACCTGCTGCGTACCGTGCCCGTCTTGCAGCGGCAGGAATGAATCCAGATTTAGCATACGGCAATGTTAATGGCACTGCTCCCGCTAGTCCTGGTATGACCTCCGGAGAACCCTCTCTACCTGTTGATTATTCTGCTATTGCTGGAAAGCAAA